TCCAGCTATGCGGTTGACACTCGCAGTTTCTCTACGACAAAAGTGAATGCTAAGTTGTTGATTTTGGTAGGCCGTGCTGGATTCGAACCAGCGACCAACGGATTAAAAGCCCGTTCCTGCACTACTGGCGCTTGTTGCTTCTACTATGGCGACAAGCGCCGGGGACCCCCGAAAACGCCGGGCGGATGGCAGGAAAGTGCACACCGGCGAACCCTCCAGAATCCATGGCGCCGGGGCGCCCTGCAGCCAGGCTGGGCGATCGTTCGGCGAATGGACCCCTGCATACCCTCAAACGCTCCTGGCGCGTTCTGGCGAGCCTGCCCGCGATCGCTCTGGCGGCCGGCTGCGGGTCCCTACCCCACGATGCCTGGCTGCCCCGGGACACCGCGGCCCAAGCGGGCGTGACAGCCATCATCGCGGCCGATTGGGCCCAGACTCGCGACCTGGTCAAGAATCCCTGCGTCGAAGGTCCGAACTGTGAAGTGCACCGCGTCGAGAAAGGCCCCGCCAGCCATATCATCGGCGAGCACCCCTCGGTCGGCCAGGTCAATAACTACTTCGCGGCCACCGCCATCCTCAACGCCGGCATCGCGTGGCTGCTGCCTCGAGGCTGGCGCGAGGGCTGGCAGATCGGCTCCGCTGCATACGAAATGAAGTTCGTGCTCGACAACCGCAGCCTCGGCGTCAAGATGACCTTCCGCTAAAAAACAAACCCCCGCACGGCGGCGGGGGTTTGCCCAAGGACGGGCTCTGGATCTGCCAGCGAATCCTACCCCTGAAAATAGTTCTTGACAATGACACTCACTGAGTGTAGCATATCAATTGTCGGGGGCGGGTTCGGTAACCAAGGTTGGGCTCTGGATCCTACCAAGCGGGTTCGACTCCCGCCGCCTCCACAAGCAGGACCCGCAGCACCGCGCCTCGGGGATCAGGGGCCAAGGAGTAGAACAGATGCAAACCTTCACCCACGAGCAGTTCATCCAAGCAGTCCGCGATATCGCAGTGCAGCGTTTAAACGCGGAAGAGCGCGCGGCCGTTCTCGATGCGAAGCTGGTCTACGGCGCTGGCTCCAAGGCCACGCGCGGCGTGACGTATTTCGGCTGCTGGAAAAACGGTCACGATCACGCCTTCGCAGAGGTCTGCGCGTTCGGCGAAGATTCTCCGATTCAAGTCGCGGGCACGACCCTCCACGAGCTGGGCCACGTGCTCGCCGGGATGGGGAAGGGCCACGGCAAGGGCTGGCAGGAATCCTGCGAGCGGCTCGGCCTCCAGTTCGTGCGCGCCGCTGGCACGCGCTACTCCCTCGCTTGCTTCGCTCCTAATATCCGCGAAGCGATCGCCGCTCTCCCGCAGCCGACCGACGGGCGCCCGACGCCCTTCGGCGGAATCAACCCGAATGGCACGCCCCTCCAGATCAAGCTGCGCGGCTGCGGCGCTGGCATCGGCGCGAAGGGCGGCAAGTCCCGCGGCGTCGGCTCGGGCTCGCGCCTTCGCAAGTTCGTCTGCGGCTGCGGCGTGATCGTCCGCGCTTCGCGCGACGAGCTGCGGGCTACGTGCAACGATTGCGGCACGCCGTTTGCGCGCGCGTTCAAGCCGGGCGAGGTCGACGCCGCTGCCACTCAGCACTGATTTCACCCTTGAGCGGCCTACGGGCCGCTCCGGAGTGCGATTCGCGCACTTGACCGCGCCTCGGGAAATCAGGGGCAATAGGAGAACAGCATGGCAACGAAACTCGATAAGCCGATCATCCGCGAGCTCACGCTCGAATACGAAGGCCGCCAGATCCTGCTCGAGATCCTGCCGGGCGATCCGGCGAAGGGCGAGCTCGAGACGCTGCGCTTCCGCCTCAAGGGGACGAGCTCGGCGAAGCACGTCCGCAGCGTCACACTCCGCCAGGTCCTCGAGCCGCTCGGCTGGCCGATCAAGATCCGGATCCCGAAGGCCAAGCCGGCCGCCGGCGTCGTCATGACGCCGCTTGGCCCCGTCGACGTCGATCAGCTGGTGAAGGACCTCGAGGGCGGCAAGACCACGGAGGAAGCGTCGTGAGCACCGGCGTATACTCCCCGCGCGAGATCCTCGAGGGCTCCATGGCAAACCATCCGAACCGCAGCAAGGGCACTCCGAGCCCCGCCGGCAATCCCAAGCCGGCAGAGATCCTGCGCGCTCGCGAAGCCGCAGGCCTCACCCAGGATCAGGCGGGCGCGCTCGTGCACTCTGGCTGGCGCAGCTGGCAGAACTGGGAGGCCGAGGGCGCCGAGAATCGGCGCATGCACCCGTCGACCTGGGAGCTGTTCAACATCAAGGTGAGGGTGCGGAAGCTCCTGGCCGAGGGCGCGATCGCGGCCGACCTGGTCAAGCGCCTGGGGATCTATTTGCCGCCCTCGGACTGATTGAGCCCGGCGCGGCGCTAGGCCCCCGCAGCTTTCAACGAAGTATCCGCAGCAGAGCGCGACTGCTCGACATGCGCGGCGAGCTCGTCGTTGATCTGCTCGAGCGTCAACCCCTGGGTGATGAAACCGCCGACCAGCGTGGAGACCTTCTCGGCGCTGCCGTAGGCGACGGCGAGCTGGGCGCCGAGCTCGATGCCTTTCAGGACGAGTGCTGCGGTTGCCGGGTCCATGCGATGCTCCTCAGAATGGGTAGGTCACGATCGGGATAGAAAGTCGCGCTCTTGCGCGCCTGGTCCTGCAGAGACTTGATCGCTTGGTCGTGCAGGAATTTGATCAGCGCCTCGGTGCCCGCGGCCTGCGCCTTGGCGGCGTCGAATCCTCCGGAATCGTATAGCTTCTGCGCATCGGCGACCTTCGCCTTGTACTCGTCCAGCATGTTGAACCAGGCGCGTCCCTGCTTGGGCTCGATCGCGCCGCTCCTCACGCCTGAATCGATGAAGTCATAGGCGACATCGAGCGCCGCGTTCGCCGAGGCGATCGCCTTGAGCGCCAGGTTCGCCGCCGGCGGCAAGGTCTTCGAATCGGGCAGCTGCGGCACCGATGGGCAGCCGGCGATCAACGGCAGGAGCGCGAAAGCCAGAATCGCGATGATTTTTTTCACGATTGCGAGCCCCCAGTGAGGTATGCGGCCAAGCCGCCAACCACGACCGAGATATATCCCTCCAGGCCGGTAAGGTCGACGCCGAATTTCTGCTTCGCGATCGCGAGCAAGAGCGCCGTCGTCGCGCCGACAAACACGGCACTGCTCGCCGGCGCGTGATTCGTGAGCGCCATCACTTTCCCTAGTTTTTTTGCCGGGCTCTGCTTTGTCTCTGCCATGATTTCTCCTTACGGTTGAAACGTTCGATGACCGCTCGCCGGCGGCCGCGTGGTGAGATGGCACCAGCTCTTCGTCGCGTTCGCGGCCTCGCGGTATAGGCCGTACTTTTCGAGCATGCTGTTGCCGCCCCGCCCGTCTTCGAACGTGTCCAGCCAGGTGTCGAGCCGATCGCCGGGGTCGGCGACGTCCACGGCCGCGCCCCTCGGCTTGTCCGCAGGCAGGACGCGATGCGCGGAATCGGGCGCGCCGGTCGACGAGCTCGGCGTGCGCATGCCACCGTCGCCGTCGCCGCCACGCGAGCCCGAGATACAGCAGCCGGTATCCGGATCGCGCACCCACTGGAAGGCGCCGGCATTGATCGCCTCGGCCGCCAGAGCATGCACCTGCTCGAGCAGCTCATCGACGGCCAGGCGCTGCGCGAGCGTGTGCGGCTTGCTGAAATATTCGTCGAGGCCGATGCCCGCCACCGCGCCGGTTTCTCCGATCATTTTGATTTTCCTCCTAGAACGATCATGCTCATGACACCTCTGCAGCATCGTTCGCGCGCCTGGAGTGCCGGCGATGCATCGCAAGCCAGAAGCGGAGGACATGCCTGGCGACGAACATCGCGATCCCGGCCCACAGGATCGCGCCGACCGTCGACGCGCGATGCAGGAACGGATGCCCGTGTCCGAGAAACGCCGCGATGTCCTCGAGGATCACGAGACCAGCGGCGAAACCCATCATGCCGAGCGACAAACGGCCGATGAAGCCGTCCTCGTAATCGCGATTGAAGATCAGGAACACGCAGACCGGCAAAACGATGATCGCGCTGAACAGCACGACGAGAGAATTCACTTAGGACCTCCTGAGCGCATTTGCTCGACAAGTGTTCTCCCCATTCCTACCCACACCGGAATCTGCGTAAAGACCGCGGCCGCAATCGCCATGCTGAACAGGCCCAGCATGAAGCCCACCCCACCGTAATAGACCTCGGGCTTCGACGGCGCGAGATAGGCCACCATCGGCACGGTGCCGTATGCAGCTGCCGCGCAACCGCCGACGAACGTCAGGGACTTTTCCATCAAGCGCAGCTCGGGGAAGAACTTCAGCGACACGAGCGCCCCAAGCAGGCCCGCCAGCACCGGGATCTTGTTCAGGCCGAGATAGTTCAACCAGGTTTCGAACACCGGCGCGCCTCCCTTTTGAATGCTCGGGTTACTTGATGCCTTGGAACTGCCGCACGACCCAGAAGTCCTCCGCCAGGTCGGGGTTGAGGACGTAGTCGAAGGGCATCGTGAAATATCCCTTCATGCCCCAGCCCGAGCCCCAGGAGTTGCGGCAGGTGACGGTCTTCGCCGCGACGTCGTAGCCGACGATCACCACCGCGTGCCCGCCCAGCGCTTGCTCGTCGCGGCCGGGCATCGGCACGATGCCGGTCTTCGCCACCACGGCCGACTCGAAGCTCTCGTACACCGTGAATCCGATCTCGACCGGGAAGCCGGCGGCGAGCGCGCTGCAGATATCCGCTTGCGCCTGGTTCACGCGCGCATACTCGAGCGCCTTGCGCTTCGCGCCGCTCTTGAACGCCGCGGCCGGGGGCTTCGCCTTGAACTTCGCGATCGCGTAAGGCCATTCCGTCTCGAGGCAGACGCCGCACTTCGCCATCGAGCGGATCGCGTCGCGGATCGACGCGCCCGAGTCCTGCCCCACCGTGCCCTCGAGCACGCGCTCGTTGTAGTACACGAACAAGCGGCTGTAATTGCGATAGTGGCCGTCGCTCTTGCGGTCCTGGTACTCCGCCAGCGCCACTGCGGCGTTCGCGGTGCACGACCCGAGCTGGCCCTGGTCCTCGACCTTGCTCATCCCCAGGGTCAGATCGACCCGCGGAGGCAGCGCGGCCGGATCGACCGCCGCGAAATAGTGATCGCGCTGATCCGGCAGATCCGGGCGGTAGGTGTATTTGCGCTTCACCTTGCTCATGACTTTCTCCGTGAGTGGAAAATAAAAAACC